TGCCGCTGGCGATACGGTGCAGACGAATTATTCGGGGGCGAGTATCACCACGCCGCAGCAGATCAACGGGACGATCTGCACGACGCCGTTCGTGGCCGGCCTAGTTTGCGGGCCGTCGCCAGCGTGGAATGGATATTCGGACTACAACGCCGCTCTGCCGTACCTGCTCAAGCGCGACCTGGATCACGACAACGACAACAGCCCTGCGTTCCTGAACAGAGCCGCGTGATCGTTAGAAATCGTCGCCGGTGTAGGGCGTTTCGAAGAGATCGACAACGAACGCCAATGACTGGCGCAGCTTCTCGACCAACCAAGCCCACATTTTCAATGCCTCCGCGGAACTCGCCACCGGGATAACTATACCACCGGTTGCAGGGCTTTGAAGTGGCGGGCAACCCAAATGCCGTTTTCCACAGGTCCCCATGCGCATCTACTTCGCCGAGCCGATCGGGCGCAAACAAAGCGTCACGCCGGAAGGCTTCCTGCTTTGCGAAGACGTGCCGATCGCGCGCACCGGCGTGCAGCACTATCAGTTCGGGGAACTGATCGAGGACGGCGTCGCGATCAAGGCCGCGAACGACGGCATCATTTATGCCCACCGCGAGGCTGACGACGTTTTCCGCCCCGAGACCGTCGCGTCATTCGAGGGCAAGACCGTTACGAACGATCACCCCGACGAAGACGTGACGCCGGCCAACTGGAAGCAATACGCGGTCGGTCACCTTCAGAACGTTCATCAGGGCGAGGGCGCGCAGAAGGACTTGCTGCTCGCCGACATGATTTTGAAAGACGCCGATGCCATTGCCGCCGTGCGCGATGGCAAGCGGGAGGTCTCCTGTGGCTACGACTTCGACGTCGTGGAGTTAAGCCCCGGGCGCGTGCGGCAGACGAACATCATCGGCAACCACGTTGCGCTGGTCGAGCAAGGACGCTGCGGCCCGCGCTGTTCCATTGGAGACAGGAAAATGACGAAGCGTACTTTGTGGGATCGCGTTTCTACCGCGCTCAAGGCGAAAGACGAAGAGGCCCTGAAGGAAGCGATCGAGGGGAAGGCAGAAGACGCCGAGCTCGATCCGGGTGAGACGTCGAAAGGCGGTTCTCACGTCGTCAATATCAACCTCAACCATGGCGGCTCCGACAAGGCCAAGGACGAAGAGGGCGAGGGCGAGAAGGACGAGGAAAAAGACAAGGACGATCCGCTCACCAAGATCGCCGACAGCGTTGGCGGTCTCTGCAAACGCATGGATGACTTCGGCGCCCGCCTCGAGAAGCTCGAAGGCGGAAAAGCCGACGATGCCGATGACCCGGAAGACGACGACACCGGCGAGGCTCGCAAGGAAGAGGGCGAACAGTACGGCGGCCAGGCCAAGGACAAGGCCAAGGACGGCAAGGGCAAAGACGGGAAGGCGAAGGACGGCAAGGCCAAGGATAGCGCCACGCTCGCCGCCGCGTTCCAAGACACGCTCGCCCGCGCCGAAATCCTCAGCCCGGGCATCAAGGTGCCGGCCTTCGACAAGGCGATGGCCTTCGAGAAGACCAGCGAGATCCTGTGCGGCATTCGTCGCCGCGCGCTCGACAAGGCCTTCGCCACCGATGGCGGCAAGGCGGTGATCGAACCGCTGCTCGAGGACGGCAAGCTCGATACCAAGGGCATGAGCTGCAAGGAAACGCGGATCATGTTCAACGCCGCTTCGGAAGGCATGAAGCGCGCGAACGCGAACGACGACGATGGTGAGGGCACGCGCGCCCGCGACACCGGCACGACCGAGATCAAGACCATCGACGGCATCAACAAGTCCGCCAAGGACTTTTGGGCCAAGCGCGGCGGCGTCGCGAACTAACCCGACAAGAATGCCAGCCGGGGCTGATACCGGCAGGGCCGTGGAAATCGGTCCCTGAATTCGAGGGAAGGCTCGATCGCCTTCCAACACCTCACCACCCGTGACCCGCCCGCGCATGCGGGCTTTTTTGCGAGGACAGCATGACCGCTTATACCTTCCGCATGCCCGGCGGCATTCCGGGCGACATCAACCGCGCGCAGTCCGCCACGGTTGAACCGCAAGTCATCACGCCCGTCGGCACCACCGGCGCGCCTCCGGCCTACGGCGTCGGCGTCGTCGCCGACCTTACCGCCGGCAATGTCGGCAACATGCGAATTCCGGCAGCGGGCGATGCCCTGCTGTACGGCATCCTCGCCCGTCCGTTCCCGACTGCAAGCTCGCAGGATGGTCTCGGCACTTCCACGCCGCCGGCCAAGGGCCTGTGCGATGTGATGAAGCGCGGTTACATGACCGTTCTTCTCTCCGGCGCAACTGCACCGAAGAAGGGTGGCGCGGTGTATTGCCGCATTCAGAACGCGGGCGCCGGCCAGTTCGTCGGCGGCTTCGAAGCTGCGGCTGACGGTGGCAACACCATCCAAGTCGGCACGGCATTCACCTGCTACTTCACCGGCCCTGCCGACGCCGCCGGTAACGTCGAAATCGCGTTCAACGTCTAATAGCCGGCGGGAGCAATCCCGCGGTCTGCCCGAAAGCCGCCTGGGCAACGGCCCCGGCCCGTCTGACGACGCGCCAATCCCTCAGAAGGAAATTCGTCCATGCTGCAAGTTCGTAATGCACTGCTGGGCGGGGCGGGCCGGTTTCCGGCTCCCGCACTGCTCATCCCCGGCCGCCGTCGCATTGTGCGCGTGCGGGCCCGGGACGGCCTCACGACGTTCGACGCCAAGACCCGCGACTCGACGGGCGCCTTCCTGATCGGCGAACTCGAACGCCTCGATCAGAAGCTGCACGAGCCGCTGGTTGCCTATACGTGGAGCCGCGACATCAACCTGCGCTCGGACGTGACGATCGCGGATGAAGTGTCGAGCTTCACGAACTCGTCGTTCGCCTCGGCCGGCGGTGTCACGCCGAGCGGCAAGGCGTGGCTGTCCAAGGATGCGAACGCCATCACCGGCATCGCGCTCGATATCGGCAAGACCGCCAACCCGCTCAACCTGTGGGCCATGGAGGTCAAGTACACGATCCCCGAGCTCGAAAGCGCCATGAAGCTTGGGCGCCCCGTCGACCAGCAGAAGTACGCTGGCATGACGCTCAAGCATCAGATGGACACCGATGAGCAGGTGTACATCGGCGATAGCGTCCTCGGCGTCACCGGCCTGGTCAACAACGCCGGCGTCACCGTCAACGCGGTGGCGAACGGTGGCCAAGGCTCGCCGAAGTGGGTCAACAAAACGCCGGACGAAATCCTCGCCGACGTCAACGGCCTGCTCAATGCGACGTGGCAGTCCTCGGCATGGGCACGCATCCCGACCGAGCTGCGCCTTCCCCCGGCGCAGTACAACTACCTCGTGTCGCAGAAGGTGTCGCAGGCGGGCAACCTCTCCATCCTGAAGTTCATCTTGGAGAACAACCTTGCTGCGCAAAGCGGCATGAAGCTCAACGTGCAGCCGTTGAAGTGGCTGATCGGTGAAGGCACAGGCGGAACGCCGCAAACGCTCAACACCGTCGACCGCATGATGGCCTACACCAACGAGGAAGACCTCGTGCGCTTCCCGATGGTCCCGCTCCAGCGCACGCCGCTGGAATACCGCAGCCTGTTCCAGATCACGACCTACTACGGCCGCCTCGGCGTGGTGGAATTCGTGTACCCGGAAACGGTCGGTTACGCAGACGGCATCTAAGCCAACTGCATTAACGCGATTAAAGCCGCCCGCGCTTAATGTGCGGGCGGCTTTTTCCTCCCGACGAAAGGTATGCGTGTCACACGCATACCTTTGTCCCCATTCGACGAACGGCCGACTGCGACCGTTCATCCGATTGGGACTTCGACGATCATCAGGAAAGGGACAATCCATGGGCCAACTCGCTCGCGTCGTTCTCGAACGCACCATCACGCTCAATTTCACCGCTGAAGAGATGCAGAAGCTTGGGTTGAAAGAGCCGGCGCTCACGATCGAGCGCGGCCGTGCGACGCATGTGCCGGTGGAACTGCTCGATCACTGGGTGGTCAAGCCGCTCATCAAGGGCGAGCCGCTCAAGGCCGACGACGACGCCAAGGTTGGCGCGGTGCCGGGCGTTCCGGTTCAGGGCGACGCTGGCAACGATGCGCTTGCCGAAGCGGGCAAGAAGATCGACGCGCTCAACGGCCAGGTCTCATCGCTGACGGCCGACCTCGTTGCCGCAAACGCCAAGGTCGAGGAATTGACCGAGAAGCTTGCGTCGTTCAATGACAACGCCGCCAAGGCCCAACCCGAAAGCGAAGAGCTGAAGGTCGAAGAGACCAAGGTGACGGCGGTCGAGCCCGCGGCCGAAAATAAAGAGCCCGCAGCGACCGAAACCAAGGTCGCCGAGGCCTGATCGCCCCCACGTCACTGAAAGCATCCTGTCATGGCGGTAACGCCGGCGAGCTTCCGCACGGACTTTCCGGAGTTCGCTGACGATACCGCCTATCCGGACGCGCTGATCACGTTCTGGATCAACGTCGCCGTCGGCATGCTCAACGCGTGCCGGTGGGGCGCGATGCTTGATATCGGAACGGAGCTGTACGTCGCGCACAACTTAGTGCTCGAACGGCAGGCGGCGAAGACGGCTGCTGCAGGTGGCGTACCCGGCGTTGCCACCGGCGCCATCGCGTCAAAGGCCGTCGGCCCCGTGAGCCAAAGCTACGACACCTCTGCGGGACAGACGGAAGGCGCGGGCGACTGGAATTTGACGGTGTACGGTCAACGCTTCGCCCGCATGAGCGCCATGTTCGGCGCCGGCGGCGTGCAACTGTGAAGACCGGCGCTCACGTCCTTCTCGATAACGTCTCGAACGTCATCGACGGTATCGCAAGGCTGACTTCGACGCGCGTCATGGTGGGCGTGCCGGGCGACAAAACCGATCGCGATGACAACAGTCCGATCACGAACGCGGATCTGGCTTATATCCACGAGCACGGCGCGCCCGAGGTGGGAATTCCTGCCCGGCCGTTCATGTATCCCGGCGTCGAAAAGGCGCAGGATGAAATCACGACCAAGTTCGAACAGGTCGGTCACGCCGCACTCGATGGCAAGCCGGACGCGGTCGACCGCGGCTTTAATGCCGCCGGCCTGATCGCTCAGCGGTCGATCCGCGCCAAGATCACCGAAGGCCCGTTCGTACCTCTGAAACCTTCGACCATCGCCGCGCGCAAGCGCCGCGGTCGCACCGGAACAAAGCCCCTGATCGATACCGGGCAACTGCGGAGCGCCATCAATTACGTGATCCGGAAAGCGTGACGCCATGGCGGACATCGACGTTTCCGATCTGCTCGGCGATCCCGACTTTATCGACACCTTCACAGTGCTGCGACGGCAAGAGACCACGAACAATTCCGGTGAGAGCACGCTCGCCATCACCACGTATCCAACGCCGCCGGACCTTCCGCAGCCCTATGGCGCGGTCTTTCCGACCGGCGATAACAAGTTGGTTCGGCAGCAGGATTTCACGACGCAGTCGTCGACCATCACGGTGATCACGCAATTCCGGTTGCGCGGCTCATCGAAGTCCGGCGGCAGCGAATTTCAGCCGGATATCGTGGTGTGGAACGGCGGGAATTACGTCGTCAGCAATGTGAACGAATATACGCAATACGGCGCCGGCTTCATCGAAGCCGAGTGCACGTCGATCGACTTCACGCCACCGGCTCCAGTCTGAGCGCACAAGTCCATGGCCAACGACAGTTCGACCGGCGGACCGCTTCAACCCGCGGCCGATCCGGCACCGCTCGAAGGGCAGGCGCTTAACCGATTCCTGCAGGCGTGGGTCGTCGGTATCACCGGTCTCGACGGCACAATGGTGCGGCCCCGGTGGCAAGCGACGCCGCCGAACATCCCCGATAGCGGGAACGCGTGGGCCTCGATCGGGATCACCGAGCGGAGCGCCGATGCTTTCCCGGCCATCATCCACGACGCGGATGATGAGGGCAGCGACGAACTGCAGCGGCATGAGCAATTTACGTTGCTATGTTCGTTCTACGATACCGGGACCAATGGGCTAGCCGATATGTACGCCGCGTTGCTGCGCGACGGCTCGGCCATTCCGCAAAAT